AGTTGGTTTGCTGCTATGTTTTCCATTTCTGGTCTTGCGCTTGCGCGCGAGATCGTTTATGGTTCCTATGCAGGTGATTGGCGTTTGAAGAGGATCACTTGGGTTGATGTGCGCCACGCTTTGTTGGCCATATGGATTCAATGTGATTTCTTTGAGAGTGTCTTTTTGACTGCCGTTTTAATGACGGCTTCGTCCGATCGCTACACTGAGCTCCTCTCCTATCTTTGGAGAAGACCCACTGTTTCTCGCCTTAGAGTGGTCAACGTTGTTGCGTTGGTTGCTGGGCTTGGAGCCGTGGTGGCGATTGGTCGTTGGTGGTCGCATAGACCCAAGACGATTGTTTCTCAAGGGGCCGATCTTTCGACGGCTTGGTTGCCGAAGAAGACGTCCCCCTGGATGAACGCCATTTCGTATTATCATGATTCGACCCCCGGTGCGATTCATCAGATCCCTAAGGGGTCTGGTAGTCAAGCCGTGGAGTCAAGGTGTGGTATTATGAGATGTCCTGATGGTGTTTGGTCGAACATTTTCGCTGTGAGCGGAGATGTCTACCTTATGACAACTCATATGGTTCCGAAGTTGCCCTGCATTGTTGAAATTTTTCACAATTCGCGCAGGCAGCATCGTTTGGAGCCGGTCAAGTTTGAGTTGACGGACTCTTTGGTGCACCACATGGGTGACGAGCATTCGCTCGTTCGCTTAGTGGGCATCAAGGGTGTTCCGTCCATCGTGTCTTTGTTCCAGTCTCAACATTGTGTGACTTATGGTTTTGAGGTGAAGTGTTCCGAAAGGACACCCACTTCTGAACCTGTTACCCATGATTATACTGGTTATAAGATGGCCAGAGGGCGTTTTGCCCACAATGGTGAAGTCGTTGTAGTTAATGGTGCCTCCGCCGCTGGTAAAGCGGTTGATGGCATGTGTGGCTCTCCGGTTTACACCCTCGAGCCGCGTTTGATTGTACTTGGCATTCATTATGGTGGAGTTGGCGACGTTGCCTTTTCCACTCGTTTGAGTGCTGAGCGTTTGGCGGGTGGACTTGAGGCCCTTCGTGCCAAGAGTCTTATTCCGTTTATGCCGGTTATTCCGCAGGGATTCTACACATCCCTTGCTCATGATCCGGCTTCTGTTCAGATTGCCCCCCACCCCAAGTCGGCTTTCAACAATGAGCCTCTCGAGGTGGATTTCCTTTTGCGAGCGTAGTGGCTCTGCCAACCCTGGAACAGACGTTTGTCTCACTGAGATGAGCGGCTGTTTCTCTTGGTTGGGTGAGGAGGTTGGTTTGAACCTGACTCAGCCTGTTATGGCGCCTTTTTTATTTGGTGCCACGTGGTTGGATCCTGGTTCAGTGTTTTTGAGGGGTTTGACACATGATAAACCTTTCTGCTACTCTGAGTGGCGACAACAACTTGATGACCTGCTTGAGATGGTCGGTGATGTTCCTCATTGCCGTCCTCTCAGCGATTTCCAGGCCTTAAATGGTACTGGGGGTCGTGGTGGTCTCATTAAGTTGAACCTTCAGACCGCTAGTGGCGGCCATTGGGGGTGCAAGAAAACAGCTTTGTTTACTCGCTCCCCTGACGGCGTCATTGAGGCTCTTCCCCCTGTTTTCAATGCTTGGAAACAGCGGGTCAAGGAGGCCTCTTCTGGCGAGATGGCCAAGAATTTCTTTAGTTGCGTCCCGAAAGATGAACCTG